TGGACGAGTTTGCATTTGTAGAAGACGCTGCAACTTTCTATACTTCTACCTATCCTGTTATTACAGCTGCTAAAGGTTCTAGAGTTATTGTAACCTCTACAGCTAACGGTATCGGTAATCAGTTTCATAAGCTCTGGGAAGGTGCAGTTCAAGAAACAAATGACTATAGACCTTTTAGGGTAGACTGGTGGGACGTACCAGGACGTGATGAAGAATGGAAACGTCAAACTGTTGCCAACACATCAGAGCTTCAGTTTCAACAAGAGTTTGGTAACACATTCTTCGGCACAGGTAATACTCTTATCTCTGCAGATGCACTATTGAACATGAAAGCAGAAAGTCCTATTGAAAATAGTGAAGTTAGTGTTTACTGTAACCCTAAAGCTAACTATGATTATGTCATGACGGTTGACGTAGCTAAGGGTAGAGGACTGGATTATTCGACTTTTAACATTATAGACATCACTAGCAGGCCATTCAGGCAGGTCGCATGCTATAGAAACAACTTAATATCACCAATTTTATTTCCCGATATTATCCAGAAGTGGGCAAAGAAGTACAATGATGCCTATGTCATTGTCGAATCCAACGATGCAGGATCAGTAGTGGCAAATGGATTGTACTACGATCTGGAATACGAGAACACCCACGTAGAGTCCATGATTAAGGCAAACTCGATTGGTGTTACCATGAATCGTAAGATTAAGAGAATCGGCTGCTCTAACCTAAAAGATTTGATCGAGGAAAAAAGATTACATCTAGTTGACATGAATACTATCTCTGAGTGCTCTACGTTTGAAGCAAAAGGTAACTCATTCGAAGCTTCGGATGGTAACCATGATGACTTAGTAATGAACTTAGTCATGTTTGCCTGGTATGTTGGCAGTCAGTCTTTCGTAGATAATACTGATATTAATCTGAAGCAGATGCTGTATGAAGAAAAGATGAAACAGATCGAAGACGAAGTAGTTCCATTTGGATTTGTCGACAACGGGAAAGATGAACCAGTTAGGGAAAGAATCGGTAATGATACGTGGGAAGTGGCAGAGCGTACTGAATTGTTCTAAAACTAAATTCTTATAAATATTCATATGGTTGAAATAACTTATTATGTTTACCTTATAATTTAATTCAAATGAAAAAAGGAAGACGAAATGGCATTCTTCACGCCTTCGCAGTCTCCAGCCGTAGTTACCCGTGAGATCGATCTTACTGGTATTGTACCTAACGTAGCCACTTCGACTGGTGCTTACGTGGGCAATTTCCGCTGGGGACCCGTAGAAACACCAACTTTAGTTGATAACGAATCAACTTTAGTAAGTAAGTTTGCTTCTCCAAGTAATTCCACTTCTGTTGATTTCCATACTGCTGCTTACTTTACTAAGTATTCCAGCTCTTTAATGGTAATTCGAGGAGATGGAGATAGCGGAGCAAATGCATACGATTCAGATGACTTTACTGGTTCTAATAGAACTTCAGTAGATATTAAAAATCTGGACGACTTTAATTCTCAGCGAGCAGCCTTGGATAGTGATTTACACGGATTCATCGCTAAGTATCATGGCGAGCTCGGAAATTCTATTGAAATTCAATTATGTCCTGTAAGTCCTAATGATTCAGCTTTTAACAGTTGGTCAGTAGCTGTTAGTGGGGAATTCAACTCTGCTCCCGGGACATCTTCTTTCGTCAGCCAATTAGGCGGTGTAGATGATGAAATCCACGTGGCCATTATCGATAAAGATGGAGCATTCACAGGAACAAAAGATGCAGTACTAGAAACGTATCCGTACGTATCTCTGGCATCTAATGCAAAGAATCCTGATGGATCTACAAATTACATTGCAGACGTAATTAACAACCAGTCTAATTACGTTTGGTTGGTAGCAGCAGATAATATTGATAGTTCTTTCTATGGGGTTAACAGTATCGGAGGTGATGCAATTGATGAGACTACCGTTTACACATTAGCTCCAGGAAATGAAACCGTAAAAACTAAAGTTTTAAGAAACGGAGCTACTCCTACAGATTTATCCGTAGCTAATTATTCTTCCGGATTCGACACTATTGATGATGTTGATGCTTATACGGTAGATTTCTTAATTGCTCCTCCTCTCAATAATAGCAGTTTTGCAGATTCTGACAATAGAACAATTATTAACGATATGGTTGCTACTGCAGAGCAAACTCGTAAAGATTGTGTAGTAGTTGCTTCTCCACCTTTAGAAAAAATCTTATCTACAGCTCCAGTTAACGATACAGTATCTTTTGCACAGGGTCTCACTCAAAGCAATTACTTATTCATGGATAACAACTACCTCAATGTATTTGATAAGTACAATGATAAGTATATTCGGATTCCTGCCAACTCTTCGACTGCGGGTCTGATGGCTCAAACCGATTATACCAATGCTCCATGGTTCTCTCCAGCGGGTATTACTAGGGGTAGATACTTTGGTGTAACAGATATCTTAACCTCTCCTAACAAGGCTGAGAGAGATACCCTATACAAAGCAGGTATCAATCCGATTACTAATATTCCTGGATCAGGAATTGTTCTTTATGGTGATAAGACCATGCAGAACCGTCCATCGGCATTCGATCGTATTAACGTACGTCGTTTGTTCCTGACTCTGGAAAGAGCAATTTCTGAAGCTGCTAAATCTGTACTCTTTGAATTCAACGATGAGTTCACCAGAGCACAGTTTGTTAACATCGTTGAGCCATTCCTCAGAGAGGTAAAGGGGCGTCGTGGTATTACCGACTTCCGTGTGGTTTGCGATACTACTAACAACACTCCAGAAATCATTGATCGCAATGAATTCGTTGCTACTATCTTCATTAAGCCAGCTCGCTCGATTAACTACATTACTCTGAACTTTGTAGCTACTCGTACCGGTGTTGACTTTGAAGAAGTAGTTGGTCTGTCATTCTAAACCGCTTAACTAAGGAGATATAAGCAATGGCTATTTTAGGAGTCGATGACTTCAAGGCAAAACTGAAAGGTGGCGGTGCTAGACCTAATCTATTCAAGGCAACGATCAACTTTCCAGGGTATGCTGCAGGGGATGTAGAACTCACATCGTTTATGTGTCGGGCAGCTCAGCTTCCTGGCTCTATTATGCAGGAAATCATTGTACCATTCCGGGGTCGTGAACTGAAGATTGCTGGTGATCGTACGTTTGACGTATGGACAGCAACCATCATTAACGACACCGACTTCAACGTTCGTAATGCTATGGAACGTTGGATGAATGGGATCAATGCTCACTCGCTTAACACTGGTCTTACTAACCCTATTGATTACCAGGCTGATCTGGTAATCGAACAGTTAGACCGTGATGCAAGTGTCCTGAAAACCTACAACTTCCGTGGTTGTTTCCCAACCGATATTTCTCCAATTGATCTGTCATACGATCCTGCCGCAGCAATTGAAGAATTCTCTGTAACCTTCCAGGTTCAGTACTGGGAATCTAACACCACCAATTAAGGTGTAATAAATAAAGTAGGGGAGAGAATAGGCTTTCCCCTACTCTCATTTTTGGAGAAAGTGTTTTGGCAGACGATAGTTTAAAACTCTTTGGCTTGGAGATTAAAAGAGCCCGAAGAGAAAAAGAAAAAGAGCAGCTTCCATCTATTGTTCCGCCCTTAGATGATGATGGCGCAGGATATATTACTGCTGCCGGTAGTCACTACGGATCTTTCGTAGATCTTAGTGGTGACCAAGCTAAGGATGATAAGGATCTAATCAAGAAGTATAGAATGATCGCTATGCATCCTGAAGTGGACGCTGCTGTAGAAGACATTGTCAATGAGGTTATCTCAGGTGAAGACGACTTGGTAGAACTGAACATGGACAATGTGAAAGTTACTGATTCTATTAAGAAGCAGATTAAAGAAGAATTCGATAATGTTGCTGCAATGCTGGACTTCCAGAACTATGCGCATGACATTTTCCGTAGATACTACGTAGATGGAAGAATCTATCACCACTTGGTCGTAGATCCAAAGAGGCCTCAGGAAGGCATTCAAGAGATCCGACCGATTGACGCACTTAAGATCCGTAAGGTAAAAGAGGTAAAGAAGGAAAAAGATCCTGTTACCGGTGCTAACGTTATCAAGAAGGTAAATGAGTACTTTATCTACACCGAGGATAAGTCAGGTGGAAGTACTAACTATGTTGGTGGGTCTAATAATAAGAATGCTGTTAAGATCTCTCCAGATGCTATCAGCTATGTAACTAGCGGATTGCTAGATTCTAGTCGTAGAAAAGTAGTTTCGTATCTTCATAAAGCTCTAAAACCTGTTAACCAGTTACGCATGATGGAAGATGCTTTAGTTATCTACAGATTGGCTAGAGCACCTGAGCGTCGTATCTTTTATATCGACGTAGGTAACTTACCAAGAGGTAAGGCTGAACAGTACCTTAAAGATATTATGGCAAAGTATCGTAATAAGCTGGTATACGATGCTAACACCGGTGACCTCAAGAATGATTCCAAACATATGTCGATGCTGGAAGACTTCTGGCTACCAAGACGTGAAGGCGGACGAGGCACAGAGATTAGTACATTGCCTGGTGGTGAGAACTTAGGGCAAATTGAGGATATTCTCTACTTCCAGAAAAAGCTTTATAAGGCACTTAACGTACCTACTAGCAGATTGAATCCTGAGGATCAAGCAGGCGGTCTTTTAGGACGTAGCTCTGAAATTACTAGAGATGAGTATAAGTTCCAGAAGTTTGTTAACAGACTCCGCCGTAGATTCTCTGATCTGTTCTATAATGTTCTGAAGAAGCAATTGATATTAAAAGGAATCATTACAGAAGAAGACTGGCAAGAGTGGAAGGGT